CAATACAACCACAATTTGATCCTACTTTTCGTATGCTAAAAATAAATGGTGCCCCTACGTATTGCATAGTGTAAGCTGCAGTATCGGTTACAATTAAAACATAATCTTTACCTTTTACGGCTGCTCGAATTTCTGTTCCATCGTCAAGTCTGAAAGTACCTGCAGTATTTACTGAAGTGGGTTGATATTCATTATAATTTTCTTGATTAGAAAATCTAATAAACATTTTATCTTGTGTAGTTGTATCTCCAATCGTAGTTTCTGTTCCTAAATGAATTAAATGTCTGTCTTGATCTGAAACAATAGTCATAGTAGACCTTGTTGGAGCATTAGCCATAATAGTTGCTCTTGTAGTTAATGCTGCTGGAGTATTTTGTATTGGCTGCCAAGTAAAGGTTCTACCATTATATATGGTTGCGGTAAGAATTTGACCAAAATTATCAAGTGACCAGTTCGCTGGATCAATAACTGTTGATTGACCATCTACTAAGGATGCTTCTCCCCAAGCTGTTAAAGCAGTTACAGTAGCTCCATTAGAGTGAGACGCTGGTGTTGTGCTTTGACTACCTCTTGTACATCCAGTTAAATCGTTACTTGAAATACCTGTATAAGCAATAATTTCTGAATTTATTAAAACAGATCCAGATGTAGGAAATCCTGCTGTAGAAGTTAATGTAATAGTAGTGACACTGTTATTAATTCCTCCGTTCAATGTCGTAGCTAAAGAACTCTCACCTCCCCACAAATCTGTTCCCCACCCATAACCTGCAGATTGAAAATTAGGTCCAACTAAAACATATCTATTGATAGTTGCTGCACCATCTGCCGTATTATCAGCAGTCGCATTAGCTGCCATGGTTACTGTAAATTCATCAGCGCTAATTCTAGAAGTTACTTCAAAAGTTTGATCTTGAAAATTTCCAGCTGTATATCCAGCTCCAGTTGGTGGAGTTACAGAAGTAAAAGTAAAAAGATCTCCTACATTAAGTTGGTGATTAATTAAATTAACTGTAACTATAGGAGAACCGTTTGTAGTATCAAAAGTAGCTCCCGTTTGAGCTGTTTCTAAAGGTGTAATATCGTAGAATTTTCCTTCGTAATATATAATTAAAGCTTTGTGGGTTCCTATTGCAGCATAAATTCTACCATCTAAATCTGTCCATTGATGCTGAGCCCTAGCAACACCAACCAAAGTATTTGTAGTAAGCTTCTCCCAACCCCCTACTTTTTCAGGTAATCCTGAACGAAAACGTACAAAGTCACCATCAACATACTGCCCTTCAGCAGCCGTATCTGTAATTTGTTTGTTAAAGCCAGGCCTTATTTTTATTAAATTTAATGGCATAAACTCATTATACTTTAAAATTATTGAGTTTTATAGGCTATCTTCTTTGTTAATTTTCCACACTATCTTTAAATTTTTAACCATTTCATTTAAATGAATTATTTTTATTTGATTATCATGCAAATATTTATGAAACTCCTCTGTGTCAAATACTAGCCATCTTTTATCTGTTTCAAATACAATCTTATTTGCTTGTGAATGTGTAGATCCTCCTTTAGTTAAACGTCCATTATCTTCAGCTCCCATACCTCTAACATCATATTTATGAACTTGATTAGAGAACTTTGCAAGAATTCCTGAAATATGCCAAGAAGTTCTTTCCTTGGGATAATCTACATAAGTAAGATGTTGTGAAAATCTATCTATGATACTCATGATCAATTGCTATTGCTGCTGTAATAATCGTTCTTTTTTTATTAACAATACCAACTTGAGGTCTATGGCTTATTTTTGAATCCCACATATACCAAAAATTCTTTTGAGGTTTAGTGATAATATGGTAATGACCATAATCAAACTCAGTTCCAAACTTAGTATCTGTTAAATATAATATTCCAGATATCTCAAATAAAGATGCATCAAAAGAATGTTGATGCCAAAAAGATTCTTTTAGCTTATCTCCTTTGTTTTGAGAATAAGCCCAACTTTTAAATTTTTTAACTTTATCTAAATCTAAAGGTTTTTGTAAAATATATTCAACCGCTTTAAAGAAATTATCTTTGATATCTTGCATAAAATCTTGATCAAATAAATGAGAGTCTGATTGATAATGAAAATGTTTACATTTTGGAAAATCAACACAGCAAGGATTGGTTTCAATGTATTTTAAAACTTGTTTATGTTTATGTGTAATATCTATGGATTCAAATATTTTCATAATACATTAATATTAGAGGCGATCCATATAAATAATGGAAATTATCTTTCATTACTTTTTAAACCAATTGGGTAATCCTAAATGAGGTCTCCTATCAAATTTGTTTTCTTCCGAACCAGCGGTCGCTGCATTATTATAATGTAAAAATACTTGAACACAGGTATTAAAATCAAAAGATTCTCTCCAATGCTCTAATATATTACCTCTATAGACCAACATATCTCCAGGAGCTAAATCAACTTGCACACCTTTTGTCATTTCAGTTTGATATCCTTGTTCTACAAACTTTCCTTTTTTAGAATCGGGTTCAATATAAATTGGCCAAGGATCTCCACCAAGATTTAAAGTTGTAGATATTTCACAACTAAATCTATCTTTATGTCGTTTAAGTTCATCACCTCTTTTGTAAACTCTTGCGTAAGTATAATTAGGAATAAGATTTAGGTTTGTTGTTTTTTCCATAATAGGTTTTAATTTTAACAATAAAGTTTCCATAGCAATATCAGAATAACTTGTATAAGTGTCTGGAACTTGATCATTAGGACCTTCGTAATAACCTAATATTTTTTCATAAGGTGATATATATTTTTGACTGGAACAAGTATCATAAACTTGTTTTTTCATTAAAAAATAATTAAAGAAAAATTCTGCAAATTCTATGGATATTGCATTTTTTATTACACAAAAATTATCTTTTTTAAAATTATATTTTTTAGTCATTTGTCCTCCTATATATAGTTAAAATTTATTACGGCTCTAAAAGGTTGATCACAAGTATTTGTTGTTCCAGAGTGTTTTATTTGAGATGGAAAAGAAACAAATGTGTTTTCTTCGCTTTTAATTCTTTTACCATTTTCAAATATTGTTTCTCCATTATTTGTGTTTAAATAATAAATACCAGTAGTGTTATTAAAGTCTGTGTCTGTATGCATACCAAATACAATTTGTTTTTCTGTTCTCATGGTTAGATTTGCTTTTATTCTAATTAATGCTTTAGGATTAAGAATATTTAATATTGCGTTTAAATCATGAATTTTATCTGATTGCGGAAAACAACCTTTATAAAAATTATGTATAAACTGTATATTTTCATATTCTTTACATTGATTATCTTCATTTAATTTTTTAGTTAAAAACCAATTGAATGTTGGGTGAACCGTTGGACTGCCAATAGCAATGATAGAGTTCTTTAAAAACATAAATTCTTCTGGTTTTAAAAAATTTTTTATAACTTTTATTTTTGACATTATTTCATTGGATAACCAAGATTCCATATTACTAATGAATACCTAGTTCCTGAGGTTACGGGTTTAACTCTGTGCCATACATCTGATGGAAAAACAACGACACTACCTTTGGGTAATATTTCTTTTGATTTTACAACATGTATTCTTGAATCTCTTTTATCAGGATTATAATTTCTTGGATCAAATTCTAAATCACCGCCTAAGTAATCTGAACTATCACTTAATTGACAAGTGACAGATAATTTTCTAACCAAACCATGTTCTACTTTTCCTGGTCTACTATAAGGTTCATGCCATGAATCACAGTGCCAGTCATAATATTGATTAAGTTTATATTTTGTAAATTGACATGCTTCAGAATGATGCCATTCAAAATTCCAACCTGCATTTTTATTAGCTGCATTTATATATGGGTGTATTTCTTTATAGATCCAAGGATCACTTAACCAAACAATATCTGAATTTCTCTGTTCTTTTAAATTTTTTAATTCTTCATTAGATAAATTCTTTTTTTCAAAACCGCCTGTGACTGCCATTTCTTCTTTATGTTGTAATCCATAATTAATAATATCATCGCATAATCTTGGCGGTAATACAGACTTAAAAGCCCAATAGCAATTTTTGTAATTCATGATTTATAATTTATAAATTATATATAAAATGATTATTTAAATAGTCAATGATTATAGACCAGGATTAGCCCAAATAAGCCATTGTTGGCTATCTTCATCCCACATATAATGATTACCATCATCAGGTTCTGGACCAATTGGAGATTCCCAAAGATAATTAGTAGTATTCAAAACCCAAGAAGCAAAAGGTTTTCTAAAAATAAAGGCTTTAGCAGTTGAATCATAAGTTCCTCCTACTTGTGCAAAATTATATCTAGTTCCATCTTTATAGGTTTGAACATAATTTAATGATTGATCATTATATAAATTTCTTAAAAAGTTAATTCCATCTTGTTCAGTTGCTGCATTATCTGTTCCAATAACGTCAACTCTTACAACTTCGTTGTTTTCATCTAATCTTGCAAAGTAAGCTGCTCC